TTACACTTCTTGTTCCATCATCAACGGTGTTTTTTATCATCTTAGCAAAGTCATCTTTTACTGTGTTGGGAACTGTATCCCCCAAAGCATACAGGACTCCTGTAAGTTCTTCTAAAAATCTCTTTTGATGTTGAGCAATTGTTTCCATATCACTAATCTTAAATGACTTAGCATCAGCCATACTCAAACTTTGACGAGCAACGTCTTCTATTGCTTTTAGTGTAGTGAATCCAGTTAGAGAAGCAAACCCATCACTTAAAACATCAGCCCTGACACCCTCTCGTTCGAGCAGCCCCTTTAATTTGTCTAAGTATCTTACTCGTTCAATCAAACCTTCCTGTAATTCAGGAGAAAGATTACTTGCATTTTGCACAATCCATTTATCAAACATCGTTTTAGATTTGCCACCAGCCCACGGCATTTTACTAAATAACAATTGTCCGGTTGCACTATTGTTAAATGCCGCCAACATTTGTTTGGTATTACCTCTTATTATAGACATTATGAGGCCAGTAGCCATACCTGCAGCTTCACCCATCATTGGGTCACCCTTCCAGTCGTACTTATCATACTGCTGTTGAAAGTAGTGTCCTGTAGAAGCGGCACCTAGTATCATCCAACTGTCTTGTGATTTTAACATGTTTTGAGGGTTCGTTGTAAATCCTAAGTTTGCATCCCTCATAAACTTTGGCATACCACTAAACTTTTCTGCTGCTTGTTTAGCGACAATTGCGTTTGCTATATCTATATCCAATGCTTCCATACGATCACGGTCTAAAGCACTTGGTTGTCCTCGTGCAATCCTAGCTTCGTCTCCTAGTTCGAGATCCTTTTTACGAGTCTGTAATCTTTTTATGTAACCATCAGCAGCTACAACTTCAGCACGTAAGTTTTTAGCCATCTTGGAATCTTCGACTTGATAGGCTTTTGAAAGTTTTGCATTGATGCTACTTTCTTTAAATTTCCCAAGAAGCGGAAGAGAAGACTCTGAACGTAGTGCTATGTAGTCTGTAGCCATGTCGTCGTAGCTTTTTTTGCTACCGTTCTCTACGTTCTCTTGTACGTATTGTCTAAAACGTTTAAGTTCGTTAGTTCCTTTTAGCACTTGAATCCTAGAAGCAACGCTACTGGGTATAGCAAATTCCCCTGTTGTTTTTACCAAACGAGGAAGAGCACCAGTTAAGGTATCTCTGTACGCTTCTGCTTGAGCTAGGGATACCGTCACGCCTCTTTGTGCCATTCTATCAATAAACCTGTGAGTAAACGATTGCCACACAGTATCCATGATTGCTTGTCTACGTGAGGGATGACGAATATCCAAATACCCTGCATCTTCATCCCCTTTGTTTATGTATACGTTGTCTGAAAAAATGTCTTCTGCAACATCTAAAGTTTCTCCGACTAAACCTAAAATCATTTCTAGAGGTAGTCGAATAGCATTTTCCCCTACTCCTGCTGCTATCTTTTCTAGATCACCCATAAGTGGTGCATTTACACCATATTTAATAATGGCTGCACGAGTACGTGCGTCTTCTATTCCTGAACGAATTAACCGCCTATTCATAAAATCTGCGTACATGGGCTTACGCACTTCAGGGTCTAGTAAGTATATACTACCTGCCATTGACCATTGTAAAAAGTTATCTATGTCATCTGATGTCATATTTTTGAACGGTTTGCTCATAAAAACAGATCTCTCTATACCCGGCTGATCTTCAGGAAGGTTTTGCCGCCAAGAGAAGACTTGATCTTCATCTTTAACTCTACTCATATCATAGATTAAATTATCCCACGGGATGGTTATTTCTGTTCTTTGCGTTAGACCTGTTCCTTCGTCAATAACTTCTATACCTTCCAAGTCGGTTTCAGGTTGTAGTATCTTAACAGCCCCAAATCTGTTTGCTGCGTCGACCCGTTCTTCAG